ATATCAAAACCAGTATTTGTAGCTGGATCTGAGAGACAAAGTAGTTTAATTAAATTTATATCAGAATACGAATCTGCTACTGGGAGATCAAATATATTAAATATCTATAGAACTGCAGTTGTAAATTTAATTTTAAAAAAAGAGCTACAGCATGGATTGAATAGAGATGATTCTGAAATTAAAACTCATTTTGAGAATGCTCAAATATCATATTTTTTAACTCGTGGTGGCCCAAATTTACATCTATACTTAAAGCAAAGAATATTCTTAACTGTATTTGGGGTTATTACAAAAAAATCATATAAAGTGTTCTTGAATAATATGACTGGAACTACACAAATGATTAGTGCAATTAAAGCACAAGTTATGAAAAGTATGATGAAAAATATAAAAGAGTTTGATACGGTACCACACTTCTACATGTCTTGACATGGCTGGGGCTTCATGGTAGGATGGATCCATTCGTTCATCACCCATGAAGCTCCGTCCTCACCAAGCCCGAAGCCTCACCAAGATGGAGCTGGTTAAGCTTGGCCAGATCTATGTCCCCACTGGTGGTGGCAAGACTCTGATTATGATTCGTGATCTCATGCGTAGATTATCAGAATCAGACAAACCATTCACTGCACTGATTGTTGCTCCTCGCATCCTGCTTGCGAATCAGTTATGTGCAGAGTTCACACAAGATATTAAAAATGCTGTAGTTGCTCACATTCACTCAGGTGAGACCAAGCATTTCTCTACAACTAATCCTGATCATCTTACCATGTTTCACAACATGGTTAAATCTACCAATGAACACCAACTACTTTTTACTACTTATCATTCTCTTCATCGTGTTGTTGACAGTGGAATACACATTGATACAGTCTACTTTGATGAGGCTCACAATGCCTGTAAGCGAGACTTCTTTGTTTCTACTGCAATGATGTCTCAACATGCAGAGTCTGCATACTATTTCACTGCCACACCTAAACTGTCACAGAATCCAAAAGGTCGTGGCATGAATAACTCTATTGTGTTTGGACAGGTGATTGAGAATGTACCTGCACCCGAACTGATTGAGAATGGTAGCATCATTCCTCCAATGGTTCAAATTCATGAAGTAGATGGTGAGCGTGAGAAAGAAAATGCAGCAAAACATGATGCTAAAACTCTGTTATCTATTCTTGATGGCCTAGATGATACTAAAGCTCAAAAAGTGCTAGTTGCTGCACCTAGTACCAAAGTGTTGTGTCAAATGCTATTTCGTACTGATGTGATGCATCAGTTCAAACAACGTGGCTATGATATTCTGCACATTACATCAAAGGAAGGTGCATATGTCAATGACAAGAAAGTGAATCGTGAAGTATTCTTTGACACCATGACTCAGTGGGGTCAGGATAGGACAAAGAAGTTTGTGTTATTTCATTATTCTATTCTGAGTGAAGGTATCAACTGCCCAGGGCTCACCCACTCTGTGCTCCTGCGAAATCTCAACGTGATTGAAATGTGTCAAACTATTGGCCGAGTTATTCGTGTTGATAGAGAAGATGCTGCAGATATGGCCAATGGTGTTCTCACTCCTGGTGATTATCTGTCCTATCGGAAATCATATGGGTTCGTGACTGTACCAGTCCACAAGAACTATGGCAAGAACACCCAGCAGCGGCTGCAGAGCGTGGTAGACTTTGTGTTCAGGCAGGGCATCCCTCCTGAGTACTATGTTGACTGAGCCAGTTCACGGGCTGTCACATATCACTTGACAGCCCAGCCAATCTGACCTATTGTGTCTTTGTTGACACGGAGGTTTCTTGACCTACACACGACGACGCAAACGCATGAACAATCACAACTATACCTGGGCTGAAGCTCTAGGTGCTATTGCAGGACTTATCATTGTAGCAGTATTTGCATTCTCCTTGACTGCACTGTTCATGATTCCTGTAGCATGGATGATTCACTGGATTCTAGTGAATTTGTTCAGCTACACTGTACTCACTCTCTGGCAAGTCTGGGGTATCATTCTTGGTGTTCGACTTGTATTCTCTGGTCTTGTAACTGTAAACAAAAACTGATCATGAATGAAGGTAACATCACAGTCACTCTGACTGAATCCCAGCACGAACTGCTGAATGAGATTTTATGCCATTCAATGGATGCATTTCAACTTGTATCTCCATATGATGATGGTATGTGGGATCTGCCACTTGACAATCCTATCATTCAACGCTATACTATGGTTGAGAACCTTCGGGAACTCTTCTATGAACTTTGGTCTGATCGTTTCACCCCAACTGAGGAAGTTCTTTGATGCTACCATTTCTTCTTGCCACTGTGGTTCAGTATGATTTCCTATCGACTCCTGTTCCTGAAAGTATTGCAAAGCAATGTGCCAGTGATGTTGGTATTCCTTGGGCTAGTGATAATTTTAGTGATACTGAATGGCAAGAGTTTAAGCGTTGTATCATTCATAGGGTAAAGTAACATGGCACAACTCTGGAGAGCAACAATCCGAACTCAATCCAATGTTTTACAGAATGTTGAGATTGAAACACCAGGCATTGTACGGCAAGATGCTATTGCACAAGTTAAATCAACCTATGGTGCAAAGGAGGTTATTACCTGCAATCCTATCAGTTCATCTTCATCATCTAGTTCTGGATCCAGTTATTCATCTGGTTCATCTGATGGTAGTTGGTTCTGGATATTGCTTTTCGGTGCAATGATGGCAGTCTATGTATTTCGTTATGTAATTTTAGTTGCATTGATTATCTTTGCAATCTATTTTATCTACAAATGGCTTAACAAATGAAAAGTATTCGCTTCATTGGTGATGTTCATGGTAAATGGAAACAATACAAGAAGATCATCAGTGAATGTGATACTTCTATTCAGGTGGGTGATTTTGGAGTGGGCTTTATTAGTAAAATCACTGAGGCAGTTCACTCCAATCCACCATATGATTCCATGAAAAAAGGTGATCATCGCTTTATTCGTGGAAATCATGATAATCCAAATGTATGTAAGAAGCATCCATTCTGGATACCAGATGGTACAATAATTCATGATAAGATCTTCTGTGTTGGTGGTGCAAAGTCTATTGACAAATCATACCGAACAGAAGGTTATGATTGGTGGGCTGATGAAGAGCTAGCATACTCAAAATTATTAAAGATGTATGATGAGTATGAAAAACTCAAGCCATCAGTGATCGTAGCACATGAAATGCCAGAAAGCCTGACATACATAGTCTGTGCAAAGTGTAACATGACAAAGCTTAACGATGTGTCTGTCACTCGTTTGTTTTTTGATAATATATTAGAGTTACACAAACCAGACCTCTTTATTCATGGGCATTGGCATGTCAATCACCATACCATGCACAATGGTGTTGAGTATATTGGTCTGGATGAATTAAATTACGTGGACCTGGAATTATGAACGATGAAGACTGGACTAACCTTAGCAACATGCACAAGGAGTTGACAAAAAACCATTTAGCAGCCTATGATACAGCATATCTTGAGAAGTACGCTGAGCTTCTTGCGAAATCACTTGAAGGGAAAGGAGACCCACATCATGACGGAGACTGATTATTCAATTTATCTCTCACATACAAATGCTATGGAGAGAATGGATAAGTTCAATCAGCGTGCAGTGAAGGCTAAGACCTACAAAACAATGCACAAGAACTTTAGAATTGCTGATGCTCTTTATGCAGAGTATCGTGAACTGATCGAAGAAGATCAAACCTATGTTACACTTTGTCTAGATCACCTTGAGGGTATTATCAATGATTGAAACCACTACATTCCCAGTTGAAGTTAATGCTATTGCAGCTGTTGCTGGACTAGCTGGAGCACTTGTTGTGATTCTTTACGCATTCACACGGAACCATCAGTATGAAATGCGGAAACGTATGCGGAGCATCAGGAAGGCTAATGAGTCAGAGGTTGACATGCCCCCGCAAATCGGTTAATCTACTGGGGTAGTCAAGGGAACCAACCCATGAACGACATCATCACACTCACGCCAGTCAAGCCCAGAACTCGTGAGGTGTATCATTACACCACCAGCCGCTGGGATTGGCAAGATGGTAATGTAAACCAGATGTGGATTGAGCAAGTGGATGAAGACCAATACGTTGCCATCGCCCACAATCCAGCAAAAGGTGCTAGTATGGTGATGTCGAACCCCAGAGGCTATCATGATACGCTACAATGGGTTCGACAGTTCTGTGGTTCCTTCTGCATTCTCTGATCATGAAAAACTACAAAGTTGTTGTAAAAACCTATGATGGTCTGTGTACTATCTGGTATGAAAAGTCTAAAGCAAAGTCTGCAACAGATTTGATTTGCCGTCGTGTGCATGAACAACTCTGTGGACTTAACATCAAGCAAATTGAAGTTTCTCTCTCGGTATGAAACCCTATCCACTTGGTATTGATAATCCGTACAGGATTATGCAAGAAATTGGTTCTACTAAATGGTCTATTTACAGACTAGAACCATTCCAAAAAGTAGCAACATTCAAGTCACAATTCGATGCCTATGATGCTCGCAGGGCTCTACTCAAAGTAGAAGGTTACAATGCATGACTGCTAAGTATATCATTACAGGCATGATTGGCGTTATTCTAATCATTGCCTGGAATGTGTTTCTAATTCATAGAGATACAGAAATGTTCAAGTCCTATTACTATCCAAATTACCAACAAAATGAACTTCACTGATCTAAACTTTCAACCACATCCACATTACAAAGATGGTGTGCAAGCTAAGTACTTTTTCTCTAATGGGTATGGTGTATCTGTAGTCAGGTTTCCTGGTTCCTATGGTTTCCAAAATGATCTGTATGAAGTAGCCATCCTGAAAGGTACAGAAGATAAATATGATCTAGTTTATGATACACCAATCACTGATGATGTATTAGGTCATCGTGATGAACAAGACATTAACAACATTCTAGAGGAAGTAGCAGCACTATGAGTAACAAACCTTACAACAAGCAACCAAAGCCCAAAACTGTAAAGATCTTCGGTACCTATCATACCTATATTAAGCCAGTTAAGTCACTGGCACAATAACCATACACCAGGGGCTGCAAAGCCCCTATACTAGTTTCAGTTCCATCGCAACCACCTCCAATGGGTACTCGCTCCAGAATCGGCATCGAACTCAAGAACCGCTCTGTGGTTTCTGTGTATTGTCATTATGATGGCTACCCTGAGCACAATGGTAAGATTCTCCAGAATCTGTATACTACCAGAGAGCAAGTCATCAATCTAATTGATGGTGGCAGTATGTCATCTTTGCATACGTCACATGTATGGGAAACCAAAGCCATGCGGAATGAATCAAATGAAATCATCACTGATTCCGCAGGTAATTGGATGTATGAACCCACCAGACCTGAACAACCACTGTATCATACAGAGCGAGGTGAAGAACTAAATGTAGAACACACCAGCAAAAAGGAATTCCTGTCTGGTAATTCTGGAGAAGAGTATGCTTATCTCTTCACCCTAGATAATCAATGGAAATGCTATAAGATTGGCTGGGGTGATACCAACACTCAAGAGATTCCTCTATCATGAACATTCCAAACTGGCAACACCATTCTAATAAACCAAAAACCACTAAAGGACAATCAAAAGCCAAACTCAAAGCACGTAGACAATCACTGAACCACCTCAAAGCCAAGTATTTACAACAGAAAAACACCACTTTCTCACATTAAAATTATACTCTATACTAAATACATCATGTTCCATCGTTTCTTTCAAAAAATGCGTACTTTCAGACAATTCCTAGAAGAAGCAAAGAAGAAGAAGCCACTATATTCCGAAAAGCAAATCATGAAAGCCCTAAACAAACAAGGTGGAATTGGTGGTAAAGCAGTAGAAAAGTATAATCAACAGAATCCAGATAGAGGACCAAGAGAGTATAAACTAGGTGAAGATATTCAACAGAGACAACAACAACTTAATACAACACAGAGAGAAAGACTACAAGCAGAAAGAGAAAGAGTAGCAAAGTATAAAGCAAAGAGACAAGCAGATGTAGAGAGAGAAGATGAACAAGATGAAATTATTAAACGAATAGAAATCATTAACAAAAATAAGTAGAGTATAGTATTAGTTTTCCACAGGTAGAGTATAAATTGTGGAAAAACCTGTGGAAAACTAATAGATTAAAAATATGTTAAAAAATATGTATGAGAGAGATAGAATTATTAAGTATATGTGATAGAAAGAAAGGATTATTAACCTTATACTGTATGCCTCCGAGAATTATTAACTGTATACTGTATGCCTCCGAGTGTGTCAAGTAAATTATTAACCTTATACTGTATGCCTCCGAGTGTGTCAAGTAAATTATTAACCTTATACTGTATGCCTCCGAGTGTGTCAGAGAAAGTATCTGAAATGTTCGGAGGTGTAGCAGTCTTGGCCCGCAGTATATCACATCACGCCGAATTTGTCAAGCCCCCCAGCCCAAAAAACCCATAAGGACTCCAAATCATTCCGAGGCCACCAATAAGTATTACTAATATAAGCATTCCAAATCCCTCCGAGTCCATTCATTAGCATTACTAATCACAGACCCCTTGACATACCACCCAGGATCAGGTATATTACATATGTCACTGAGACACCCCAACCCATGAACTACCCAGACGTGGTACAATTCTTCAGCCCATCCATGAAACAAGATGAGATGATTGAAGTATTAACAGAAGAACTTTATAGTAATAACTACAAACTAATGGAAATGATTATTGAGGAATATGTAACCTCTATGGATAGTGAACAGTTGACTCATTTAGAATGTTTTATCAATAACAACCTGACTGATTAGTAACACTTATGGCTCAGGGGGTTGACTCCAGCCCCAATTCAGGCCATACTTGAATCGTTCACCACCTGAACCCATGAAACTCACCACCGAGCAAACTCAAGACCTGCTGACTGCACATTGCTATCGAGTTATTGATAACATGGATGCAGATGATTTGTTTAGCTATGCTATGCAACTCATGATGCAATCTTTTGACAAGAATCCTGGCCAAGGTGATACAGATGTTGAAGGATTGATTTCTGACATCTGGATTGCAGAAGATGAGGATGATGATAGTGCTCAAGAGTTTATTGCTGGTGTTCTAGGTAATGAACTCGCAGAGGAGATTGTAAAGACTACTCAATTCTAATTATTAACAATGGAAACTAGCTTCGATTTCCCTGAACTAGAGACTGAATGGCAGGATGACATGTTAATTCCTGCAGATGATGACTATGAAAGTGAACAACACTTTCAGCAGTTTATTAACTCCAACACTGATTATTGATTATTATGTCTAAAGCACTTCTGGTTTCAATGCTTCGCAAAGGTCAAACTGGCAATGAGATTCTCACGATTCTTAACATGCTCGCCAGTGAAGATGAAGACATTAGTAATACTAATGAACCAACTCTAGATGAGATTGAGTTCTGATTAGTATTACTAATCATTCAGGGGGTTGACAAGACCCTGAAAATCGGTTAAGTTACCTTTGTTCACTTCTGAACCACTCCAATGGCTCTGATTCTCGACACCAGCAATCAGTACAACTCTGTTGCAAACCATGACTACAAAATGACATGGTGTGCATCTTGGGTTGACCATTATAATTTCCTTGCAGGTATTAGCTTTAATACTGAAGCTGAAACTGCAATGTATAAAGAAGAGATGATGGAATATCTCTGCTATGATGTCTGATTAGTATTACTAATCAATCGGGGGGTTGACACCTCAACCCCCACCTGCTACATTATCAATGTTCACTACTGAACCCATGACCAACACTTTTGACCGTGATTCGCTGATTGAAACCTATGTTCAGCAGCTTATTGATGGTATGGACATGAAGACTATGGAGCGTATGGTTTATGATACCTTGATTGACAATCTTTCTTCCTATTCTGATGAAGAACTGATTACAGAGGTTGAAGAATACAATCCCGAACTGTTGGAGGATTGATCAGCATTACTAATCAATCGGGGGGTTGACAGGGATCAATCCCCATGCCATACTTACATCGTTCACCACACAAGGCCATGAACCTCACTTCTGAACAGGTCAAAGATCTCTGTCAGGCACATTGTTATCGTGTCATTGAACAAATGAACCACGATGATTTAATTAGCTATGCTGTACAGATGATGTACATGTCATTTGAAAAGAATCCTGGTGATGGTGACATTGATGTTGAAATGTTGGTTTCTGACATCTATGTTGCTGAAGATGAAGATGATGATTCTGTGTATGAATTTGTTTCTGGCACAGTAGGTGAAGAGATTGCTGAACAAGTTATTAACTATCAATTCTGAATCATGGACACTTATGATTTCGCTGAACTTGAGGCTGAAGTATTTGACTGGCAGGATGATATGTTGATTCCTGCCGATGATGATGCTGAAGCTGACAAACATTTCAGCCAGTTTATTAACTCCAACACTGATTATTGATTATTATGTCTACAGAAGTTCTGATTTCGATGCTTCGCAAGGGAAAGAATGGTGAGCAAATTCTCACTATTCTCGACATGATTACTGGTGAGGATGATACTGCAGAGCCCACATCTGAAGAGATTGAGTTCTGATTAGTATTACTAATCATTCAAGGGGTTGACAAACTCAGCCCCATCCTGTAAATTATTAACCGTACACCTGCTGAACACATCATGGCAACTGCAATCGCTCCTGTACATCGTCAGTTTACTAAAGAGCAATCTAGTGCTATTCATTCTATTACTATCCCTGGTGATAGTAATGATGTTTTTATTAACTATCATAGCAATGCAGATAAAGTTTACAACTTCACTGCATCAGATAGTTACATTGAATTCCTAAGTGATCTTCTCACTAATGATGAGATCCTGAAGAATGTTAGCATTGGTTCTACTATTGCTGATGGGCGACGGACTGAAGAACTGAAGTCTGTCTGATAGAATCTATGGGGGGTGAGATTCCCCCCTTTTCATTACATTATTACAGATTGTGACAGCTGAACTCATTGCAGCCCTGATCATGCTTAAACTGTTGAACACAGCCCATCGCAAACTCTCACAATGGATCCGATGATTTCTGTTCAGCCTATCAGCAAAAAGGCCAAAAACAGGTTCGCTAATCTAATGGAATCTTGCGAGCATTGTATTGTTGAACAACACAAAGGAGATAAAGTCTTTCTGCGTAGTCTAAATGGCAGAAACTTCTTCTGGGTTAATGTACACCACGATCAGGATTGGCTGTTGGAGATGTAATTATTTCGGATTGTGAACATGGGGGCATCCAAGCCCCCAGCCATGCTGTAGGATTGATGAGTCAACCGCAAACGACACCGTGACCAGCCAAAACCCCTACGTTCAGCAGCTGCAAGCCCAGGGCAAGGAGCCCAGCAAGGCTGCTGCCCCTAAGCGGACCTTCCCTTGCACCATCGGTGCTCGGACCTTCCACACCGAGGAGCAGTATCAGGAAGCCCTGCACGAGTTTCTGAACGGGTACTGATAAGCAACGCTAATCAGTCGGGGGCTCCACGAGCCCCCACCAGCTGCTAGACTTTTCTCAGTTCACACCCAAGCCATGAACTTCGCCCTCACCGCCATCAGCAGCAACGCTAAGACTGGCCCGATCCCCACCAGCACTAGCAGCCGTGAGACCTGCCCCAGCACCTGCCCCTTTTACGACAAAGGGTGCTACGCTAAGTCTGGCCCCCAGAACATTCACTGGAAAAAGGTTACTGAAGGTGAGCGTGGTGTAAACTTTCAAGAGTTTACAACTGCAATCCGTAAGCTTCAGCGAGGCCAACTCTGGCGGCACAATGTATCTGGTGATCTGCCACACATTCTGGGTGACATTAACGCACCTATGGTGGAAGCTCTCGCTGATGCAAACCGTGGCCGCAAAGGTTACACCTACACCCACCACATTCTGAATGATCATAACCTAAAGGTCATTCAGGAAGCTAACAGCAAAGGCTTCACGATTAACGCTTCCACTGAAGACGTAGAGGTGGCTGATGCAGTGATGACAGAGCACGGTATTCCTGCTGTTGCTGTTGTCAAGTCTGACAAAACAGATAGATTCTACAAAACAGAATCAGGTCGCAAAGTTGTCACCTGCCCCGCTACAATTCATGAGAATGTAACTTGTGCAACCTGTAAGCTTTGTGCAAAGTCTGACCGAGACTTTATCATTGCATTCCCTGCACATGGCAATGCAAAGAAAACAGTGAACGAGATTGTCGCCTAAAGTATAATTATTTCGGATTGTGAACAATCGGGTCTGGGGCATCGCCAGCCCCCACCCGATGCTGTAGAATACGATCAAGCGAGGCAAGGGACCTCGCACAACCCACCCGAGACAATGACCAGCTCTGACCGTCTGACCCGTACCAGCATCCCCACCGTGGTGGCTGTTGCCATTGCCAAGGTCACTCTGCTGAAACCCCACGTTATCGGCAGGCACCGTGCACAGTGGCTGTTCGATCTGGCCACCAGTGAGACTGCTCTCAAGGAGGAGCGCAAGCTGGGCCGTAAGGCACTGCAGATCGCTGCCGATGCTGCTGGCCGCAGCGTGATCACCCTGGCTGATGGTCGCACCATCGGCAACCGAGTCTACAGCAAGGCCAGCAACCGCAGGCTAGTTCGCTGGAGCCAGGATCGCCCTAGCGCAGTCTGACAAGTGGCACAAGGGGGCTTGACAGCAAGCCCTTTTTTTGTCTTTTTTTATTAACTATTTTATGGCAGGGGGCGTGGCGACCATTTCATCATCAGGCTTACCCCAGCCCTCTCTCGGTTGTGAAACTATCCTAGCACGGCACCAGCCCACTAGGACAGCTCCAAACCAGTTCAGCCACTGGCACAAGACCCCTAGACTCTGGCCAGGATCTGTGCGATTCTATAAAGGTCAAACAAAGGCAACCCCATGAATCCCTTTCTCACTGATTCACAAGTGGAAGAACTGAATACAATGGGTTACATTGAATTGACTGAAGAATTATTAAGCGTTATATTTAATACTACCAATGTAGTTTGGGAGAATGATATTCTGGTAGACAAGAATTATTATCAATAATACAAAATTATTAACCGTAATAGGTAATACTTAACCATACATTCCCCCATACACATAGGGGCACAATGTATGATTAAAGCACACACCTAGGCCAGTCCAGAGACTGGCCACCAGCTGGCCCAGACCCCACCAGCCCACCTGCTATACTGATCTCAGTTCAGCCAAAGGCCATGATCGCCAACCACGCCACCGCACAAGACTTCGCCAACTGGGAAGCCAAGGCCAAGGCCATGACCATGGCTGAGCTGCTATGGTCGGCACAGGATGCTCGCAAGGCCGAACAGGCGATGCGAGGCTGGAACCCCATCGCTGAGGGTCGCTACAGCGATGAGGCAAGCACCTATGGCGATGAGATCCGCCGCCGCAGGGCCAGAGCCTGAGCTGGCCCAGGGCCACCTGGCCCACTGGCACACTCCAAACCCCAGTGGGCCAGCTCCAAACCCGTCACAGTGTGACAATCCAAAAAGCTGCACAAGCCCCTGTTGCCAGCTGCCGCTTGGGCCTGCTAGTGTTGATCACGTACACCGCACTACAGCGATGCAACCCACCGTCACCCTGACCCTGACCGCTTGGGAGGCCGAGCAGCTGCGCCGCATGGCCTTCGACTCCAGTTCCTACTGGTTCGGCATCCTGCAGGAGGCATTCAACGACCCTGCCAACACCAGGGATCGGGAAGCCATTGAGCGCCTGTGGCGTCAAAGCGGGGCCATGGCCCAGCGCCTGGGTGAGCTGATCGGCTGATCAACCACGGGGCCACCATCTGGCCCCACCATGATGTACACTTAATCTCAAGCGGGCCGACAGGAGCCCGCACACCCCCCAGAGACAATGGCAAACGACATCGCCACCCTCGCCCTCGCCTACAAGCAGGCCACTGATGCCCTGAAGCTCGCCGAGCAGGCCAAAGCCGATGCCAGCCTGGCCTTGGTGGAAGCCATGCAGGCTGCCGAACAGGAGCGGGTTGAAACCCCTGCAGGCAAGGTCAGCCTGTGCCAGGGTCGCCGCACCGTTAAGGTCACTTGCAAAGCTTTGCAGGCCGAGATCAAGCTCCTACAGGAGCGGGCCGTCAGGACAGGCCGAGCCGTTGAAGCGGTGGGCAAACCCTACGTCATGATCCGCTGATCAACCATGGGGCAAGCTTGACGGCTTGCCCCTTTCTGCCCCATAATGGGGAAGTCCAAACGACACCCGACCCATGGCCACGATCAACCCCATCGAAGCCGACTTCATCACCCATTGCATCGAGGTGTGGTGTAACGAGCTGCCGCAGATCGCTGGGCGTCCCGTGATGTTCACCACACAGGGCGAGCAGCCTGAGCAGGTGCTGCTGACTCATGATCAGATCGAAGCTCTGTACCTGCGGCTGCAGGCCCTGAAGTGAGCCCTACGGGGAGCCTACGGGCTCCCCTTCCTATCCACAACCACAACCACACACCGAGCATGTTTGAGACCCTCAGAGAGGCCACCATGGCCCGTGCAAACGATGCTGGCTGCATCCCATACCAAGACGCCCTAACCGAGGCCATCAGCCACGGTGCAGGCCAGGAGTTTATTGCCCTGTATGGGTCAGCCATCGCCTGGCCTATGGGTGTGGATGCTGGCGAGTGGCTGGCCTGGCTCGGTTACTGAATGTAACGGGGGAGCCAGTCTCCCCCATTGATCAGCGATACTGATCGATCAGCAGTGCTGATCAGTGGGCAGAGGCAGTATAAACGGCCCTTATGGGTCGCCGCCCCCCGTACCCGTGGAAAATTCTAAATACTCAAGCTATAAACCTTTACCAGCGACTTCGATATATTCAATGATTAAAAATAAAAAAATTTTGCCCACAAAATTTGACGGCTACTATGTTTCTGAAGACGGAAAAATTTTTACTGAGTGGCATTTAGTAAATAATAATGGAAGATTTGGTTCAATCAGAGGAGAGCTGCGAGAAGTAAAATCTCATCCAAGAGGAGGATGTAATCCAAATGACAGATATTTAGCTGTAAATATTTCATTAAAAAATGACCAAGGAAAAACTATTAAGCAAATCAAATATTACTCACATAGACTCATAGCAGAGACTTTTATAGAAAACCCACAAAATTTGAAAGAAGTAGACCATATTGATGGAAACAAACAAAATAACTCAACAACAAATCTGAGGTGGGTAGATAGAAAAGAAAACCTAAAATGGATGATAGGAAATACTTTTGGAAAAAATTTTCGACAAAAAAAATCCGAGAACCTTGTAGATTCTCGGAGAAAAAAATAATTTATTTGAGATTAGTCTTTACCTCTCTTTGGATTTTCAACTCCTAGTCTTGCTCTTGCAGAATTACGATTCAATCTGAATCTCTTAGTCAGGTCTTTACCTGTCTTAACTGCTTCTTTTCCTTCTTTAGACTTTCTAAATTGCTTTTCTTGTGATGCCATGCTTTTCATCACAAATCTTGGAACTGGCTGATCTCTTTTTGCATTTCTTGCAAATGATCTCCTTTGTGATGTTCTAGGTGATACTGTAGTAATAGATCTAAAATCAGCATCTTTCTTTAGACTATCATCAGTGCTCTTTTTAAACTTTGGATTAACATTAGTGTTATCCTGAATTCTTGGCTTAGATTTATCTGCGTTTCTTAGTCGATTCATTGTAAGTTTGTGGACTTCAGGAAACTTAGATTGATTAGATCTATTACCATGAATTGTTTCTCGTGCATCATCATATCCAGTTGCAGTTCCACCAGTCTTCTTGGCTAGCCCTTTTGCCATTGTTGATTTACCAGAGCCAGGCATTCCAGCCATTTTAATATCTAATGGTGCACTAGATTTGCCACTCTTTGCACCTGGCTTTGGTGTTCTACCTTGCTTTGATGCAACTTGTGATCTTCTAGAAGATTCTAAAAGAAATTCAGAATATGTCTTCATATAATTGAATTTTTTAAATATTTATTTCGGCTATATACTGTAGTTTTAAATACAATACATGTCAACATTTTCTTCATTTACTACTGAGGTACAGTATGATGATGCATCTGGAGAATACTTCATTACATTCCCAGATGAGCTTATAGATGAGATGCAATGGCAAGAGGGTGATACTTTAGAATTTGAATACTTTGATCACCATGATACTCCTGGTATTCGCATACATAAAGTAGGAGACTGACCCTAATAATATGTCTAATTGTAGTCCAAAGAAAGACCCTGTAGATAAGAAGCTTACTTTTACATATACAGAGTGCCCTGCACCAGAAGAAGGATCACCAGCTCAGATTACTATAGAGTTTCCATATATTGAAAAGTACTGGTACGAAGTTAGGCCGCCTGATGCAGCAAACAAGACCATCCAAAATGGAAGCAAGCAACAAAAGCTTCGTCGATCTGTAATTCAAGTACCTGCTGTTGATGCAGAGAATGCAGATGGAGATAATGTAAACTTTGTTGATCAGGTATTTTATCAACCAGAATATGAGATTGTTGGTTCTGGTGATGACATTAAAAGTAAGCCAGTATATGAAAGATTCTGTAAGGCAGATAAAGTATACGACGAGCAATACTTCTACCATATCTTTGAATGGCCATTAACACATACTCTTCCTGCACGACCTGTGGGAGGTATTACTGTAACTACTCCACCACCTCCTCCACCAGGATCTGAGGGTGGAGAAGAGAGTTGTCCAGTTTATGCAGTATCCAGTACCAGCGTCGGTGGTACATTTACACTCAATAGAGTAGACAGTCAAGTAATTGGCCTACCTGAGGGAAGCGTTGCTTACCATGGAGGTACACTCGATAATAAGATATTCTTTTACTATGAGAATACCACCAATAAAGATATGATTGCTGTTGGTGATGTCATTAATGGCTGGACAGTTGATAAAGTAGTTAACTATAACTCTGAGCACTTTGACGAGAAATCTTTAAGAACCACAGAGTCCGTTAGAAGAAGAGTCTCTAAGTTTTCTGAGAAGAACAAGACTCCTGGGTTTATCTTTATCAACAAAAACGACGGTGCAGAAGATAGAATTATCAACGTCGGGGACTTAGTGACTGGCTATGGTATTCAGAAGGACACTTATGTAGATAGTATTCAAGGACTTAAGATCTTTCTTACTAGACCTTTAAAGTACAAAAACAAGAGAAGAGTTAGAAACGTCAGGTTTACTAACACTGGTCTTGCTAATAACATCTCAAACCAGATTCTTTGCTATGCAGAAATTAGTGGTGGCAGTGCTGCATTCATTAAAGACCAGTACTATTCAAAAGATACCCCCTCAACTCCCCAGTATACAAGTACGATTTACCATGTTTTTGACGACAAAAAGAACAAAAACATACAACTGACCACAACCAAGGAAATAAAGGTTCAAACTATCAATAGAAACGACGAAGGTGGGTCAAATGATAGTGATAACAGAAAGCACTACTTAGTGACTTTCTTGGATGAAACTACAATTAGCAATAAAAGTGATGTGCAAATTTCTATTACTGATGATAGGACTGCATCAGGAGTAGAACAATCTTTTGTATTTGCTTCTAAAATTGAAGTTGTAGACAGTAAAAGTTTCAAAGTATGGTTCAAGAGAAATGATAACAAGGTTAACACTTATGTTCGTGGATGGAATGTAACCAGAGTTCCAGGTGGAGCAGTCATTCCTGAAAATAGAATTCAAGTGATTGCTGGTAGAGGCATCATAGACAGGTCTGCAGTCTGTGGTGTTTATGTCAGTAATGATAAAAAGTTCTATACTTATACTCCTTTATTCTATTCTAGAGATGGATTCTGCGAATCTACTTACCTAGAAGATGACCTAGGTAAATTTGCACTTGGTAGTGTTATTCTAAACGATAAAAGTTATTACTTACAACAACAGTTTTTATGTGTTGGACCTGCAAATGACACTGCATACCAAATCAATAACATTTTTTGGACCTATTTTAACAGGCCATCCGAGATTAATGAACTAAAAACTTGGATAAGTCGCTTAGCTTCTTCTGATTTTCTTACTATTCAAAAGGAAATTATAGATTCTGAGAAGTTAAAACTCGGACAAAGAACTATTTTAGCAGTTAAAGACTCCGAATGTGACAGCACTATCAATCCAGACTACTCAAAAGTCTATTATCCACACAGTGAATTCAATACTTTTAATGAATATATTGCTCCTGTTCAAAATGATAGTGTATTTGACCCATGTATTGACGTAAAAACACCTAAAACTTACAGTAAAGAAGAGTTAGACTCTATAATTACGACAAATCTTGGTGGTAGTTTTCACTTTTCTAGTATCAATTTACCTGAGGAGATGTATAAACAGGTGATTTCTAATGAAAATTCACTTCAAAATACCCTACTGAGAGCAATTACTGCTATTGGTAGTTCTGTTCCAAAGCAAACTACCATCCCAAATCTACCTCCACTCATTGAAGGAGAGGATAAATCCAGTCAAGTGTTTAGAACTGAGGCTGCATATCGCATTCCACCAAGATTTAAGTCACTTGAATACATTATTGAAGACTTTAGTTTCGTCAGTGATTCAAGTCTCTTCCCAGATTCAGATGAAAACAACACTGAAATACAAATTAAGTCTATTCCTAAGTGGACTGGAAGTGTTTCTCCAGCAAGTGGGGATGGTTGGCAAGCAAATGTCAATACTGATGGAGAAGGTTTCATTAACACAGTAACTATTTCTGCAGTTCCATTCCCTGCTCCACCACTAGGTGGAAGTACTACTGCATGGGCTGCTGGGCCAGCTCCTACTACATTCTGGCATGGGGATGATACTAACTACCAAGTTACATTTAAAAAGATCTTAAACTTTAGAGTTAACGAAGTTAGTAAGAACCTTTCTAATGCAGTCAAGAACAAAGGTAATCCATTTATGGATGAACCTCCATATGCAAAGCTAGTTCAAGATCTAAAACCAACTGATACTACAATCAAAGTAGACAGTACTAGCCAATTTATCTCTGCAGGATATTTAATTATTCCAAAATATATCGTCAAAAAAGAAGTAAATCCAGAAACTAGGAATGAAACCCCATATCATTATTACCTAGGTGAAGAAATTATCTATTACAGAGATAAAACAGAAACAGAGTTTCTGCAATGTACACGAGAGATGTTTGATACAACATCTTCATTTGAAAAAATTGCAAATTCAGGAGATATTGAATCTGATGTAACCTATATAATTAAGACTCTTGGATCTGTCAATTGGAAAGATTATGGTGCTCCAGATGATTATGGAGTCGGAACTATATTTACTGCTACATCTGATGGCTCTGGTGAAGTTGAAAGTGGAGAAGTATACTTGTTTGAGAGTACTATGACTCCATTTGAAAATAGTAATTATGCATACTATAGTTATGAAAAGAATAATTACTTGTCTCAATTCTGGCCAATCTCAATTCAGAATAAAAACGTATGACAAGACCCATCGCAGCATTAGGAAATCCAGATTCTATTTCATTTAGACCCTGTTGTGTCTATCCACCAAATATCGTCACTCCCATTGTGGCAACGGTATTTGCCAATGGACGCCCTAGAGCCAAGGCAGGAGACGTTCTAACCCCAGCTCCAGGCTTTCCAGTCTGTCCAAATACTACATGCACCCCCATAGCTAGGACTATCATTGCCCCCAGCAAGGTCTTTGTAAATGGTCGGCCATCCGCACACGTAGGGGACTTGACAAATCCAGTTTCCCCACGTACAATACTACCTGTACCCACCAACATTTTCGTGAACTAACATGGCAAAAGCACCTAGTTTTAACAAGTCTGGCTATACTCCAGCTAAGCCCAAAATGACTCGTCAAGGTCAGTCAAAAAATACCCGACTTTCTGCATCCAGTCGAAATGGACGCAAAAAAGCCTATCGAGGGCAAGGTCGATAATAGTAAAAAGGGGTCGAAAGACCCCTTTTTTGTCCCTAAATACTACCGAAGGGATAGCAACCCCTTTAAAAGTTCTGTTAGACCCATTTTTTGGAGAAAACAGATGGCAATTCACCCAAATCCCGACAGGGATGTTACATATATGAAGCAAACGTGGGGAACTACAAAATTAGTTACAGATTATGCTTCGTTACCAACAAAAAGAAAAAAGGTTTACCAAGTAGACTATTGTGAATACTTTAAAGATACATCTAAATAGTTTATAATTACAACATTTTATTTAAATGTCAACTGTTTCACAAGAGTTAGGCAAAATTTCTAGGTCATTTAAGGACATTAGTTTAAATTTTGGACTAAATCCTGTGACTAAAGACATTGTAGTGCTAAAGAATGAAGAGGCAATTAAACAGTCGGTAAAAAATTTAGTATTAACTAGGTTAGGAGAAAGACTGTTTAATCCTCTTATTGGAACTGATACTACAAGTTACTTATTTGAGCTAACTGCTACATTCTCAGCAAATTCACTGATTGAAGAAATTGAAAGTGTTTTGCTTACATATGAACCTAGAATAACACTTAATAATATTACAGTTAATGTGGATGACGATACAAATGAATTTGAAGTTATAATAGATTATTTTATTGTTGGATTACCTCCCATAGTACAAACCGTAGATTTTATCCTCGTAAGAGAAAGTTAATAAATGGAACTACCTACTATCTCTGCTTTAGAATTCGATCAAATCAGAGAATCCATTAAAAATTTTATCAAAAGTAAGACTGATTTCCAGGATTACGATTTTGAAGGATCCAACTTATCCATGTTGGTGGATGTTTTGGCATATAACAGCATGTATTCGTCATATAACATCAATATGGCGGCAAATGAGCTTAATCTGGATACTGCAGTGCTTCGTGATAATGTAGTTTCACATGCAAAAAGATTAGGATATACTCCAAATTCATATACTTCGGCAAAAGTCAATTATAACATTACAGTAAACAACGTTGGCAATTACCAATCAGTAAATATTAGTGCCGGACCACTATTTTCTACAACTCAAAATAATAAAGTATATACATTTTTACTTAGAAGTGCGCTGAATGTAAATACTCAAGGAAGTTCTTCAGTAACATTTCAAAATATAGAGCTAGTTGAGGGCTCCGAATTTAGTATTAGATACACTGTAGATGATGCCAACGAAAACCAACGTTTTTTTGTCCCAAATAACTTTGTAGATGCAGATTCCATCAAGGTTTTCATAATTTCAGACCCATCAACTAACTTAGAAGTTGAATATGAAAGAAAACTTGGTATTGTAGGTGTAATTGCATCAGATAGAGTATTTTTTGTCGAAGAAGTTCAAGATCAAAAATATGAAATTATTTTTGGAGACGATATAATTGGTAGAAAACTACAAAATGGAGAAATTGTAATCATACGATATATTGTGTCAAATGGATCAGATGCTAATCAAATTGCGACCTCTCAATTAAAGTTTATTGGTACTGTAACTGGAGATTCATCTAATATTTCAGCAACTAATATTTCTACCACTGCACTAAGTACAAAAACTGATGGTGGATCAGAGTTTGAATCAATTAAATCAATAAAATATAGAGCCCCTAGATACTACGCTGCCCAGCAACGAGCAGTAGTGAATAGTGACTATGAAAGCATTCTACAAAATATTTATTCAAATGCAGATTTAATTAGAGTTATTGGAGGAGAAACTAAATCGCCTCCAGAATTTGGTAAAGTTTTTATTTCAATTAAGCCAAAAATTGGTTCTACAATTTCAATCGTAGAAAAAACTAAAATTGTTAATGAATTAAAAAGATATGCAGTTGGTTCTATAACTACAGTTATAGAAGATGCTATTCCATTCTTTATTGATTTATACATTGATGTCATTTATGAACAAAGTAAAACAAATAAAGATAAATTAACTCTCATTAATTTAACTAGACAAATTATATCAAATTATAATTTAGACGATGAATTTAAAAACTTTAATGGTATATTTTCGTCATCTAAATTAATTTGTCTTATTAGAGATATTGAACCTGCAGTAAAATTTGTTATTGTGAAATCAATATTTAGAAGAACAGTTCAATTATTTGAAAACGTACATTATAGATATAAAGTTAATTTTTATACTAAATTAAAGAACAACATTGATAGTAAGTACACTTTAATTAGTGATCCGTTTTGCATTAAAGGTTATAATGTTCCATTGGTTTTGGTAGCATTTTCAAATAATTTTTCTGGTTGTGAAAAAAATGGAATTGTCTATTTAATGACTGAAAATGAAAGAGTTATAGCAATTGCAGGATCTATAAATTATGACACTGGTGTTGTGCAATTTGATTTAACTGCATGTCAAACCACACCAATAAATATCTATGTTATTCCAGACAATCCAGATGTAACCACTGGAGCAGACACTTATCCAGTGGTCACTCCAATTAATGTGGAATATATTGATATAGGATCTTCTACTGGATCTCAAACCACAGTTCAACCGTTGCCAACTACAACCTCTCTAGTTCCACCAACACCAGCACCATCTGGAGATCCATTAGGATCTTCTCCAACAAATAATATCCCAGGAACTACAGTAACAAACCCAGATGGTAGTGTTACCACAGTGGATGATGATGGAACTGCAATAACAACAAATCCAGATGGAAGCCAAACTATAGAGCAACCAACAGATCCAGTAGATCCTTGCATTGCACTATATGATAAAATTGAAGCTCAAGGCTACATGGATAATGATACCAAGCAAAAGCTTGCAGAATATGGATGCCCACCACCAGATCCAACTATTGAAGACTTTACTCCAGTTACCCCAGATATCTGCTCATGAACAGTCTAAAAGAAAAAATTGTAAATATTTCTTCCCTGATTGAAAAGCAGTTACCAAACTTTGTTGCTGAGGATAATCCAAAATTCATTTCATTTTTAAATTCATATTATGAATCTCAGGAAACCAAGTATAATTCGTTAGATTTAGTTACCAACTTAATTAATTATTATAATATTGGAAGTTATACTCCAGCTAGTTTAACACAATATACAAATTTACAATCTCATTTAACAGATAGTTCTGATAGTATTACTGTAATATCCACTAAAGGATTTCCAGACAAAAATGGGTATCTTTCAATTGATGGAGAAATAATTTTTTATAAAGAGAAAACCGCAACTCAGTTTATTAACTGTGTTCGTGGAACTTCTGCGTTTGTGTTTGAAAGTGTTCCATATAATCAAGTAGTATATAAACAAGGTTCTGGCGCTGTTTCTCATGCTAGTGGATCTCAAGTAGTTAATATTGCATATTATTTTACTCAGGAATTTTTAAAGAGAATAAAATCTGAAATTTCTCCAAATCTACCAGAAGTACTAGTACAAGATCTAAATTTAATCACATTTTTAAAAAATATAAAATCTTTTTATTCCGCTAAAGGAAGTGAAGAGTCTCATAAAGTTTTATTCCGAATTTTATTTAACGATAAAAAGGTAAAGATACGTCTCACACCTAGAGGTTCTGGTGCTGCCATTGATATTTTAAATTATACAGGAAAAATTGATATATTTAATTTAGTATCTGGTGGTAGTGATTACTACTACGAATTAGTCAATGGAAATTTAGTTTCTGAACCGTTGATTGAAATTGTCGGTTCTGGCACTGGCAAAAAGTTACCAGGGGAATTATCTGTACCACCTTCAGCTCAAATGAAAGTGACTCAGATGAATTCATCTGGTGCCATTACTCAAATCTCAGTTTTAAATGAAGGTGAAAATTACATTGGTCCAATTAGTGCAAGAATAAGACCAAGAACATTTACGCAAGATCAACAAATTTATAATGTAGATTCAAATGGAGTTACTACTGGAACTGCAAAAGTAGATACTTGGGATTCTGGTGCAAATGAACTAATTTTGTATGATGTGGTCGGATATTTTAAAATTGATGATAAAATTATTGGAGAGGGTGGAGAAAATCCAAGAGCATTTATTTCAAAAGCATATGCAGTAACAGATATAAACAAAGAAGGAAATCCTGCAATTGAAATTATTTCTGAAGATCCTACTATAGAATATCCAAAAAATTATGTATTTAGACCATCATCTGCATCATTTTATGAAAGAATAGCTATACGTTGTGAGTTATTGGCAGACCATAGTTCAATGCGAAGTTTAGATAATGTAAATTTAATCGAATTAGTACAAGCTAAAGATACTATCAATAATATTTCTGGAACATCATTCATAGTATCTGAAATTTCAAAGATAAGTGATTCATTATATGAGTTTGAATTGCAAAAATCATTGAACTATAAAGATTTATATCTCCCGTCATCAACAAAAGTTACTTCTACTGTCAGTAACATTACATCTTCATCAAATTCTACTATTTCAGTCGAATCAACTTTTAATTTTCCAAAAACTAATGGAAAATTGTTTGTAAATAATGCAATTATAAACTATCAAAGTAAAAATGATACTCAATTTTTAAACTGCACATTAGTAGGAAATGGGAATGTCAGTGTAGTATCTGGCAATAATATTCATTTATATGGTAGAAATTGCTTAACCTCTGGAGAACTTACATATTTCATTAAAGGTTATATTAATGGAGATAGAAGTTCTACTCCTGTTTTATTAAGATTGTATGCTCTTCCATCCACCCCAATTATTGAAGATGGTGGAAAATTATACTCAAATGACATATATGAGTTGGAAGTTCCATCTTTAAAATTTAATAAAACTATATTAAAGTCTAGTCAATATAGTAGTGGAAAAATAGATAGTGTAATTATAGAAAATGCAGGAACTAACTACAAGGTAAATGATAAATTAATTATAAACAACGTGGGAAATATTGGTAGTGGATTTTCTGCTCAAATTTCTAGTATTGTTGGAAAGCAACTAGTATCAGTTAATTTTGCTGAAATTAATGAGCAAAATTGCATAGTATTTACAACTAGTGAAAATCATGGTTTGGTAGTTGGGGATAAGGTAAAATTTAATACTAGTTTGGGAAATCAAACAGTTTTCAATGTAGTATCAACTACTAAATTTGCTGTTGAAAATTCAACTAATTTGACAACATTATCGCTGGTAAACGTATTTTATATTACTAACTCGCCTACCGCATTGGGTCCTATTAACTCAATCAATATTTCAAATTATGGAAAAAATTATTCTAAACTACCAGAAGTAGTTGGAGTAAATTCTCAATTTGGCACTGGAGCATTTATTCAGTTAAATTCTTCTGAAGTAGGAAAACTTACGAAGTTTACATATGATTCAGTTGGCGATGAATTGATTGGGAACAAAAATACTAAATATCAAGTAAAAATTCCAACTAGTGCTAAAATTATTAATAATTTTGAATTAGCCTCTATTGAGGTTTTAATTGGTGGTAATAATTATAATTCTTTATTAGATAAAATAACTGTAAATGGTGTAGTAGATTTAAACTATGAGTTTGAGATAATAGCTGATTCTGGAATTATTAGGGAAGTCAATATTTTAAAAAGTAAGTATAACTTAAATTCATTTCCTACAATTGGTGTTCAAAGCCAGTTTGGATCTGGGGCAACTTTTAATTCAAAATTAAAAAGAAAACAGCTAAAGCAAGGTGATATTTTAACATTTGGAACTCCCACATCTAATGTTAAAGCCGAAGTGGTACAGTTCGATTCTCAGTCATCTACACTAGAGTATTATGTGATATCTGGAACTATCTCAAATGGAGATGCAATTTATGATTCACTTGGGATGATATATGGAAATATTCAAAGTATTAGCAATGCTTCAGTTTATTGCAAAAGATCTCCTTACATTAAATACACACCAAAGTTTTTAGATAATCTTGGATTTGTTAGTGATTCAAGTCAAAGAATTATTAATAGTGACTACATTCAAGATTGGTCATATACAATATCATCTACCAGAAATACATCAGAGTGGAAAAATCAAGTACTTGATAATACTCATGTATCTGGCTGTAGAGTATTTGGAAAGCACAGAATTGAAAACAAAAAGGAATTTTTTGAGGCAAAAGAGGAAGTATTTAATAGTTCAGTTATTTTTAAATCTTCTCTAAGTAATTTAGTTAATTTAAATTTAAATTTATCTAAATCAACTTTATATAAAATTGCAATAGCTGATGTATCTACATTTTCAGTTTCTGATATTGTGTATGGCAGTTTTAGCAGATCATATGGAATTATTACTGCAATAAATGATAATTACATTACAATTAATACAGTCAGTGATACTGAATTTGAACTTGAAGAGTACATATTTAAAGTATCAGTAGAATTTATTCTTGAAAATGATAATATTACTAACTATGGCATCTCTTTCTGGAATGGTATTTTTCAACAGCCAGTTAATTCATATTATTTGACAGAATCTGACTATATTCCTGCATTCCCAGTATCATCCACTGACGATATAGTATTGCAAGAACTTGAAACACCATTTCAAGTTTTAGATACTACGTTAATAGGAAATCAAATAATTTTAACCAAAAATTCAATACCAGTAGTACCATCAGCTAAAGAGCAACTTATAATTTCAATTCATGGCGTAGTTCAATCACCATCAGCTTATACACTTTCCCAAAATATTTTAAATTTTAATTCAATTACGATAAAACCAGAGGATAATCTAATTGTACTATATCATCCAAAATTAAAATCACTTACATTCACTGGTTCTGGAACTAATTACACGATAAATTATACTCCCGCATCTACATGCAATTTAGTTGTATTTGCTAATGGAGTTTATCAGACTCATTTATCTCCACTATCTAATTATTCGTTAACTGGTAATCAAATAGTATTTGCTAGTTCAATTATAAATCCTTCCATAAATCTGGTAGGATGGTACATTGATGAAACAGTAACCTGCTCTATTGTAGATATAGGAGACATCAATAATAGAAAAATTATTGATTTAAAACCAGTAGATCTTCAAAAATTAACTGAGTATTTAGAAACCAATTCAGTTAAGTCGCCATCATCTTCATATGAAATAACTAAAGATTTACTTGAAGGTACAGTATACACAGATAATATTGGTAATGTATATGGATTTGATACAAAATTTATGTATTCAAGTCCAGAATACTCAAAGAGTTATGTTGAAGTACTAGATCCAATTATATTTGATGGAAGTTCATACACATTTCCATTAAAGTACATGGATGGAAATTCATATGCGCTAATTAATGGAAAAACTAATTTAATTGTAAATATAGATGGAAATATTTTAGATCCAAAAAAATATACCATTACTGGTTCAAATATAGTATTTCAAAATTTATATACTTCTGCAAATAAATGCACGATAATTGATTTCTTTAGCAATTATATCGCAAATACAACTTCTTCATCTAGGGGAATAATTTTAGATGACTTAAATGTAGTTCAAGATGGAAGCAGAAAAACTTTTAATTTATCTGATAGAGGTGTTCCTCAATATGTTAAAAATACAGCAGATATATTTACCGTAAAAAATCAAGTATTATTAATTCCTACCACACAATCACAAACAGTATCTGCAAATAAAATTACATTGCAAGAAGCACCAACTGCATCTGATATTACTCAATTATTTTATTTTAATAGACAATTAAGTCCAGCAAACACAAAGAATGTAATTTTAGATGCGTGGGAATGTTTTGATGGAGTTGATAAAACTTGGCCATTGACACGAAATGGAATTTTATTTACACCAGTAAGTGTCAATAATTTACTGGTTTGTAGAAATGGCGTGTTTCAAATTCCAGGAGTAGATTATACTATTTCTGGCACATACATAACTTTTGATGAAGCACCAGAAATTACTGAAGATATTGTACTTATCTATTCATATAATAACATCAATCAAAATAGTTATATCACTAGCTTTAGTGCAATCGCTGAAGTATCTACTGTAAACTTAGGATTGACTCCACCAAATGTATATGATTTGTTAGTTTCTAGAAATGGAATTATTCAAAATCCAACAGAAGATTTTACAGTATCTGGTTCTACATTAACATTTACTTCTCCAGTTCAGGTATCAGAAAGTGTCTTTATAGTATATGCTCATGCTTCTGAAGAAATTGGTATTTCTAGTGTTACTAATTCTACCATAGTTTTAGCCACTGCAATCACTTCTGGGCAGGAAGATGGTCTTGTACTTTATGTTAATGGAACTCCAAAATTTAACAATAAAGATTATACCATTTCCAATGGAAATACAGTGACTCTTCTCGATGGAGTTACAGTAGATCCTGGCACAGTACCATTTGCCATCAAATATGTTACTTCATTCATTGTAGATGATCTTGGAGATTGCCAAAATGGAATCAAGCAAAAATTCAGACTATTCTACAATCAACAAAACTTAATCGCTTCGGATGTAGCAAGCAATGCAGATATCTTAGTTTCAAAAAATGGAACTATTCTATCTCCTGGAGTTCAATACACAATAAACTCTGAGAGAGGCATGATAGTATTTTCTACACCTCTAATCTCTACAGATGTAGTGTTTATGGTTAGAATGTACAATAATAAACTAATAACTTTATCTGGAAGTGGTTCGCAGTACACTCTAAGTGAAGCTGTAACAACACCAGAAAGAGAACAGTTAATTATATTTGGGTCTAAACAATGGTGTAGCGAAGAAGCTAATGACTTTGCATTCCAGAACTCAACTACTGTAACTTTTAATGGTATTACTGCAGGTGCAAATCTGTTTGCTATAAAATTTGATGTCTCATTTAAAGTGTTAGATCAAATTAATACTCCATTTAATGGAGTAAATACTAAGTTTAATTTGTTTGCTACTCAAGAGAATTTCCTACCACAAGGAACTATTGAAAATAATCAATACCCGAGTGAAACTAGTTTGATTGTAATCAAGGATGGTAAATTGCTTGATCCTGGAGTAGATTACACACTACAAGGAGACATTAAGAGTCAAATTCAATTTGCGACAGCTCCTAGTTCATCCAGTGAAATTTCAGTTAGATCAGTCGGTTCTTTCCTAAAATTAAAAACTATTAATTCTGCTACTGGAGCTTCATTTAATATTCAAAAAGTTGATAATACAGATTATTATGCAAATAAAGATATTGGTAGACCTAGAAAACTTGAAAATCAGATTTTAGTTTTTAGAAACGGAAATATTCAAAGTCCACTATATGACTATTACATTGATAATAATAAATTAATTTTTACTTCAAGTATTTCATCAAGCAAATTAGTTATACTAGATTTTAGAGGAGTTTCTTCCGATGTAAGTGTTGATTCTGTCAATTACCAAGTTTCGGTTGGAGATAAAATATTACTAGATGGAGATCCTGACTTAAAAGTAGTTTCTTCTGTGCTGTCTCCCACTGCAATGACCGTAACTTCATATATTGAGGTTGGCAAAAAGTATGTTATTACTACAGCAGGAACTAATTTTACAACATTTGGAGCTTCAAATAATAATATAGGTACTATATTTACTGCTACTGCTTCTGGAACTTCTAATGGGATCGCAAATACAGTAAATACTAAACGAGCATCTGGGCTTGCAGTTACTAGCACCACTTCAAATGGAAAAGTTACTAATTTTTCTATTACAAACGGTGGAAATAATTACAAAGATCCTGTTGTAATCAGAACTAAAGGAACTGGATTTAATGCCAAAGGAACTGCAACTGTAGATATTACTTTAGGAAACAAAGTAGTTGAACCAGTTAAAATTGAATCTCAAGGATATAATCAATATTCTACTCCTATAGTAGTACCTACTTTATATTCATATCTCTATAGACAAGTTCCATTTAGTAATTCTACAATCAAAGTAGCTACAAAATTACACACTGCAATAAATTCAACTGATGAAATTATAACTATATCAAATTCAAGTCGATTTGAATTTAGTGATATTCAGGTTGTTGTAACCTCATCTACTGGATCTGGAGCTACATTTAGGCCATTTGTTAATAAAGGAAAAATTACTAAAATAGAGTTATTGAGTGGTGGTAGTAATTACAATGAAATAGATATATCCGTTGATGTCATCAATGGTGGTGGGTCTGGTTGTGTAATTGAACCCGTGTTAAATTCTAGTGGAACTATAACGTCAATAAATCTAAGGAATTCTGGAGAAGGATATGATAACTATAGAGTAATTATAGATTCTGAAATAGTAGAATATACTACAATTGATACTACTCAGGCACAACCACGTTTACTAGGATGCACTAGAGCACTAAATGCAACTTCACATAATCAAAATACTTTGGTTTATTTTGATAGCTTTATTTAAATAAATAATCATACAAAAGACTAACTACAAGGATAAAACTAATGCCTTCTTTAGTAACTGATAATTTTAGAGTGTTTGCAGCACAGCAGTTCATAGAATCACTTGCAGAGCCTTTTACTGGGCAAGCTCAAGATGCAGATTCATCTGCTAGTGCTCAAGCATATAGAAGTAAAATATATCTGTTTATTGGAAGATCCTATAACTGGAATGATCCAAACGGCGCAATTAAGGAAAAATATGCCCTATTGCCATCTGTTAGCGATCAAACACCACCAAATCCAATTGACAATTTAGATGAATTGAACGAAATTTATGATGATATGATTGCAATTAAACGAATTCAGCCAGGTGATGTAGCTGAAGTAATTCGTAAAAGAACTTGGCAATCTGGAATTGTCTATGATATGTACAGGCATGACTATGGCCCATCAAATCCAGCAAAGGCATCATTGCAGGCAAAATTATATGATTCCAATTTTTATGTGATGACTGATGATTTTCGTGTTTATAAGTGCATTTATAATGGTCAAACTCCAGCAGGCGGGGCATATCCAAACGGAAAACCTTCAACAGTAAAACCTACTGCAACTACTCCTACTATTGACACTACTAGTGATGGATATAGATGGAAGTACATGTATACTATTTCTATAACTGACTATATTAAATTTGTTTCTACAGATTTTATACCAGTTAGAATAGAATCTACTGTTGCAAATGCTGCAATTCCTGGTTCAATAGATCAGGTACTTATTCAAAATGCGGGATCTGGATTAACAATAAATGGTAGTACCACATCTGGTACTGTACACACTAGTATTGACGGAAATGGAACTGGCGGAGTTGTTTCTATTACAATTGCTGGAGGAGTAGTTACTGGAGCATCGGTAGTTGCTGTTGGTACTGGATATACATTTGGATATATTGATTTATCTAAATGCTATACTCAAAGTAATTTAAGTGGTTCTGTTGTGGGACTAGGGTTAAATTCAAGCAGTGCTAAAATTCTTCCAATTATTTCACCTCCTGGAGGACACGGCAAAAATGCCATCTATGAATTAGGTGGGTATAGAGTAATGATCAATAAAACTATTGAATTTTTGGATGGCAGTGGCGACATTCCAGTTAATATGGAATTTAGACGATTTGGTATTATTGAAGATCCTCAAATCAGTAGTTTAGATTTTGTTGAAACTACTGGAACAGTGTGTAAGGCAGTCAAATTTTTAGATACTACACCAGAAACAACTACATTTCAAAATGGTCAAATTATAACTCAAACTAGAACAGTTAATGAAGTTACATATGAAGCAAAAGGAAGGGTAATTCATTGGGATTCAATTAATAAAGTTTTAAGGTATTATCAAAATGAATATATTTCAGAAACTCAATCGTCAACAAGTAAAAATAAATTAGTACCATTTAATGGAAATTCTCCCATTACTAGTGCTACTGGATCTGCTACTCCAGATTCTTCATTTACTGGATCTATTGCAGGGCTACCCGCAATTCAATTTTTGAATGGATACTTTACTTCCGAAATAACCCCATACAGTGGCAATATTCTATATGTTGAAAATAGAAAGCCTGTATTTAGATCAAATGATCAGATTGAAGATGTAAAATTAGTGATCGAGTTTTAAAATAAATAATAAGAAGCACAAAAAAACTTGAAGGTTAAATAGATGCAAAATACAGATCTTAGTTTGCAACCATACTTTGATGATTTTACTGAAGATAAAAAATTTTATAAGGTATTATTCAAGCCAAACTATCCTGTACAGGCTAGAGAGTTAACCACTCTGCAGTCTATGCTACAATACCAAATTGAAAAATTTGGACAGCATGTATTTAAAGAAGGTTCGGTAGTTATTCCTGGTCAAACAGGATACAATACTCAATATCATGCAGTATTAGTTCAACCAACTGTAAACTCTATTAGTTTTGAAACTATTAGAGAAAATTTAGTTGAAAGGACTGTTAGGGGACTAACAAGTAATGTAGTTGCAACTGTAGTTAATAGTATTAGTGCCGAAGAATCTGAAAAATCTGTAGCTACATTATATGTAAAGTATACTTCATCTGGCAATATTGTCAACGGAGTTCAGTTTACTAAATTTACTAGTGGAGAAACTTTAGTCGATGAATTTAATAATCCAGTAGCAGTGACAGCATCTCAAAACGCTACTGATTATGTTGGAAGTGCCGCATACATTACTGAAGGAATATTTTTTATCAGGGGATTTTTTGTAACTGTACCTGCACAAACTATTATACTAGATCAATATTCAAATTACCCATCTTATAAAATTGGGTTATCTGTACAAGAGTCTATAGTAACTGCAGAAACAGATTCTACTCTATATGATAATGCTGTCGGATCTTCTAACTACACTGCTCCTGGCGCAGACAGACTAAAAATTGATGCAGTATTAACAAAACAAGATACTAATTTTGGAACAGACTCGGCATTTATTGAACTACTTAGACTAGATGAAGGAAAATTAGTCGAGCAAGTCGATGCTTCAGTTTATGATGAACTGGAGAAAAATTTAGCCAGAAGAACTTATGATGAGTCTGGAAACTATACTATTAACAATATTAATCTTAGAATTCGTGAAACATATGACGACGGAAGAAATAATGGAGTTTACAAATTGAATGATGCTCTTCCAGATGGAAGAAAAGTATTAAATAGAAATCCAACTTCAGAAGATGGTAGTGCAATTAATGGTTTAGATTATTATACTATTGAATTGGATCCACTAAAAGCTTATGTAAAAGGATATGAAATTAATAATACCAGTAAAAAATATTTAACAGTAGAAAAACCTAGATCATCATTAGCTTTAAATAACCAAGGCATTTCTTCAATTTTTGGTAATTATTTTACATTGAAAGTGAATACTATTATTGGTGGAGTAATTCCAACAGGAACTACAATTCAGCTACTAAGTTCAGGAACTCAAGTCGGTCAATGTAGATCATTAGCATTAATCTCTGGTGGAAGATTATTTGTATGTGATGTTACGATGTTTTCTGTCATCACTACAAATGAAGCAACACCAAATTTAGTGGTAGGAGATTTTATTTTTGGTTCAAATGGCAGTCAAGGAGTAGTTCATGGAGTAAATGGTAATATTATTACTGTAAGGCAAACTACTGGAGATTTTTCTAGTGGCGTATCATTTTCTAATAGTAATAATTCTAGTACATATATTATAAACACTGCAGTAAATAATAAGATTGAAAATATAACTTCAATTTCTACATCTGGTGGTGCTACTGCAGAATTAGAGTTAGAAAAAGTTTCAATTTCTGGTTCCTCATTTGCAGTAACAAGCAATATTTTAACAGGAACTTCTACTCAATTTTCAAGAGATTTGAAAGCTGGCATGAAGCTTGAAATTGGCACTAATATTGCTACACTTCAATCTATTACTGGAGAATCTGCAACTTTATCTACTGGAAGTATTGCAGATGGAAATTATTATTCTATTAAAAAATTAGTACCAAAATTAAAAACATTTGGCACTAATTTCTTTTCTAAATTTCCAAATACAGTTAAATCTACATCAGATTTGACATATTATAAAACTATAAACGAAACTAAAGTAGTAACTTCTGGTTCAGGTGGAGTAGGAAATATCACAATTTCAACTACTGCGGATTATTCAATTTCAACTGGAGATATTAGTGTATCTAATTCTTCTGGATTTGTGTCATATACAGTAAGTCCTTCATCTCAGTCCAATAGTGTAATTTTGGTAGTAAGTGATGCATCAATTGGATCTTCAGTATTAGTTACATATAAAGTACGAGTAAACAACCCAACATTAAAAGGCAAAACTTCTAATAAATTTACTAGTTTACTTGTAGATAAACAAAAAAATAATACAAATACTAAATATGGAACTAGAATTTCCGATAAAGAAATTTCATTAAAATTTTCTGATGTATATAGAATTCATGCAATTCATGAGGCTATATCATCATCGGATGCAAATACTAGTTTATTTGACAGTGTAGTAGTAAATAGTTCCAATCAAATTCAAGTTGGTGATGTATTATATCATGAATTAATTAGTGCAAGAGTCATTTCTATTAGTGGAAATACTTTATACATTAAGTACTTATCTTCCAATAAATTTCCAGTAATATTTACTCAGCCAATAGAAATTACAGTTGCAGGAAATTCTAATGTACAAGGAAAATTTGTTACTTCTGTAACAAATGGAAATTATAGAGATATTACAAATAACTTTAATTTAGTAAAAAATGATTCATCAGAATTTTATAATATCTCTAAATTAGTTAGAAATGATGGAAGACCAGTTCCAACCAACAAATTTATTGTAATATTTGATTATTATATTCATTCCAATACATCAAATGATTTCTATACCGCAAATTCATACAATTTTAGTGAAGAGCCTTTTGCAACAGTTCCTACAACATACAACGGAATTGCATATACAGATATTGTAGATTTTAGATATGAAACTGCTGCATCCTCAACTTCTGGGACATCTGGAACTCTATCGTCTCCTTTTGTTGAAACCAATTCTGCATTTGACTTATTTAATGCTACTTCACTAGCAAATAGACCTGTTAATGTATTTACCTACCCAGGAGAAATTATTAGTGCAGATTATAGTTACTACTTAGGAAGAATTGACAAAATTTTCCTAGATGAAAATAACAATTTATTGGCTCTAAAAGGATCCGAATCAAATTCTCCACAAGAACCTCAGGAAATTCAAAATTCACTATTACTAGCTACAGTTACGATTCCTCCATACATGAAGGATGTTTCAACAGCTAGTGTAAAAATTAGTGACTTTAAACGTTATACAATGAAGGATATTTCATCAATTGATAAGCGTTTAGAGACTGTAGAAAATTTAACCTCACTAAATCTACTAGAAGTTGGAACTAACAGCTTATTAATACTAGATGAATTTGGAAACAATAGATTCAAAACGGGCTTTATTGCAGATAATTTTAAAAGTACTGACTTTGCAGATTTAAATAATGTTACATATACTGCGTCTATTGATACTGAAAATGCAATACTGAGACCATATCCATATGCAACAAAGATTGGAGTAAATTATGATGATGTTTCAACTACAGTGAAAAAAGGATCTATAGTAACATTACCATATACAGAAGTTGAATACATCAAACAACAGTATGCAAGTAGAGTAGAAAATTTACAACCATTTGAAGTTATTTCATGGAATGGAGAAATTACACTTGAACCAAATAAAGATGTGTGGTTTGACACTGTTAGAACTGAGACTAATACTCAACAAATAGATTTAACCACTCCTTTTAGAGCACTATTTGATCGCACAACTGCACTAGCAGATCAATGGAATGATTGGAATAGAAATATTGTTCCTAGACTTCAAGTTGCAGGAGGAACATTAAATGTTAGTAATACTGGTAGTGTAGACAATACATTTACAACATTTACTCAAGATATTGAAGTTGGAGACAGCATTAATAGTATTGAAGTAAACAGGTTTGTTCGTTCTAGACTAGTTTATTTAAGTGCTAATAAATTAAAAGCCAATACTGTAATTCATTTCTTTGTTGATGAAGTTCTACATGATGAAATGATTTTCCCTCTGGATATCATTGACATGACCGAAAGGACTGGAACTTTTGTAATTGGAGAAAAGGTATTTTTATCTAATACTGATACAGTAACCACTCCTCCAGAATCAACTACTATAGAAACTACTGTAATTAGTTCATCTCTGGGAGATTATACTTCATCTAGTACATATCTATCAATACAGCCACCAACTACATCTGATGGAACTCAGTTAAATCCAACAATTTTAAATTCTACATTTTATGTTATTGGAGAAACTTCTGGTGCAATTGGAAAAGTAACCTTATTAAATTCGGCCAGAGTTAAAACAGATGCAGCTGGTAGCTTAGAAACATTTTTAGTAATTCCTCCAGATACTTTTGAGACTGGCAATTTATCCTTTAAAGTTTGTGATCAAATTACTGGAACTTCAATTTATGGTATTTCTGATACTAATGCAGTAGCTACATATGATACTTTAGGAACTACTGTGAATTTGACCAGTAACATTATGTCTCTAGATTTGCCAGAAATTTCTTCTGGTCCAATTAGAGGAACTACAGTAAGATTTATTCCATTCCCACCACCACCACCACCAGCTGGACGAGATCCAATAGCTCAATCATTCTATGTAGATTCCCAGGGTGGAGTGTTCTTATCTTCAATTGATTTATATTTCCAGTCAAAAGATCCAACAATTCCAGTTTCTATTGAAATTAGAACAATGGAGAACGGAACACTTACTGATACTGTAGTTCCAAACTCAGTTGCAGTAGTTCAGGCTTCTGATGTAAAAATTTCTTCCGATGCTTCTCTTGCGACTAAATTTACATTCCCATCTGTAGTATATCTAAATCAAGACACATATTACGCATTTGTGGCAAGAAGTGATTCAAAATTATATAAAATTTGGGTTTCTAGACTCAATGATTCTGATGTAACCACTGCTTATGCTATTGATAAACAACCATATTCTGGGTCACTATTTAAATCTCAGAACATGTCCACTTGGACTCCAGATGATTTTGAAGATGTTAAATTTACAATTAATCGAGCAAAATTTGCTACTAACTCAACATACACTTGTGTATTAAATAACGATCCAATTGCAGATGCAGCACTAATTCAAAGTCCATTGCAAATGACTTTGAATTCATCTGAAATTAGAGTTTTTCAGCCAAATCATTGTATGAATACTACACAAAATTATGTTAAAATTTCTGGTGTTACTTCAGATGCTCCTGCAACTATACTAAGCAATCCAATTACAATAACGTATATTGGAAATGTTACTGTAGGAAATGCAGCATCAACTACATGGCAGACAATTAATGGGGCACCTGTCAGTGCATCTAATCCTGGTTATGTAATGATTGATAACGAAATTATTACATACGCTTCTATATCAGGAAATACTTTAGGTATTGTTGAAAGAGGTGTTGCAGGAACTACTGCAACTGGACATAGCGGAAATGCCCCAGTAATGTGTTACAATTTAAATGGAATTCCACTAATAGAAATTAATAAAGTGCACAAAATAACAGAAGTTATTGATTTTGATAATTACAAAATTTCAACTATTAGTAAAGCATCTTCAGATTTAAGAAGTGGAGGAGATACTGCAAAAGCTTCTAAGAATATTCAGTATGAAGAATTATATCCAGATTTAAATAATCTAGTTCTTCCATCTACAGATATGTCTATAACATTTACTAGTGTAAGTGGAAGTTCTCTATATGGTGCTGCCAATTCATTTACACAACTAAACGAAGAGTCTGTTGAAAATAGACAATATTCTAGAATGAACTCATCTAGATTAATTGCATCCGCCCCAAATACTGCTGTATACTATCCAGGGTATCCATATACTTTAAAATTAAATGTAAAAATGTCTTCTAATTTAGATAATGTTAGCCCTGTACTAGAATTATACGGATCTGCCATTAATACGGTGTCTAATAGGTTAAGTAAAAAACTTATAGATAATAGTGTTGATATTTCAGCAGAATTAACACCTTCATCTGGTTTCTATTCATCATACATAACTAAAAAAGTTACATTAGAAGGAGTATCTACATCAATTAAAGTATTCTTGGATGCAGTTAGAACTCAAGGTTTAAATGGAAATTACTCTGATATTAAAGTATTTGTTAGAACTGTTGGTGATGGAAATCTAGGATCATTTAATGAAACTGGTTATGTAGAGGTTCCAGCAGTATCATATCCAAAATCTTCAAATTCTAATGATTACAAAGCTTTTGAGTTTGAGTTGAAAAATTTACCTGAATTTAAACAATATGCAGTAAAAATTTGTATGATTAGTGAAGATCAAACAAATAACATTAAAATTAGAAACTTTAGAGCTATTTCTCTAGCAGTATAAAATTATGAAAAAAGTAATGGTAGATGGACACCCAGGATTATACAGAGACCTTGAAAGTGGTGCCATAGTAAATGATAACTTATATGAATATGAATCCTACATGAAAAGTTATCAGAATAGAAAAGATAAGTTTGATAAAATTAATCAAATTGAAAATGATCTCAGTACATTAAAATCTGAGATGTCTGAAATTAAAAATTTGCTATTAGAATTACATGAACGAACTTCCCCTAACTAAACAGTTTACTCTTCAAAAAATTTATAATGATATAGACACTTTGAATGAAGAGGAAGCTAAAAAAATAGCAAAGGAATTTGCTAGACTATACCATATGCAACAACATGTTGTGATGAATTTATTAATTAGAAAATAATATAAATATTAGAGAAACCTCTATATTAATAATGGCAGCTGTAAAGAACTTGTATGTTGATCAAGGATCTGATTTTAATGCTGAAATAACATTATATGATTATTTTAATCAACCTTGGAATTTAGCTTCTTATACAAGTGTAAATGCAAAGATAAAAAAATCTTATTACAGTACAAATTCTGTAAATTTTACAGCAACTTTTGTAAGTGATCGAACAAGTGGATCTATATTATTGACTTTATCTTCTTCTCAAACATCTTCTTTAGAACAAGGAAGATACCTGTATGATGTAGTAATTACTCATTTGGATGGCACAAAAACCAGAGTAATAGAGGGAATTGTTACTATTAATCCTGGAGTAACATGAAAACAAATGTAAGAGTCTCAAATCAACCTCAAGTAATAACTGTTGCAACAAACTTTGCAGCTAAAATTTCATCTGCAGTTGATGTTGACATGACAAATGCATCAACAGGGGCTCTATTACAATATGATGATACAACCAAAACTTGGTATGCAAGAACTATTATAGAAGAAAGTGGTTTAATTATAAATTGCGGAAACTACTAACTATTAGGAAGTAAAAAAATGGCAACAATTATTAAAATTAAAAGATCTTCTGGAACTAGTCAACCAAACCTTGGTCAAGGTGAATTAGGTTATTCCTGGGGTGCTGGAACTTACACAGACGCACAAAATGCCACAGTATCATCTTATGGTAAGATGTACTTGGGTACTGGTACTGAAACTAGTGGAATTGCGGCAAACATAGAAGTTATTGGTGGTAAGTATTTCACCGATATGCTTGACCATGGACATGGTATATTAACAGCAAACTCAGCAGTTATTGTTGATTCTGCGAGTAAAATTAATGTTTGGAATGTAGATAATTTAAGCCTAGATGCAAATACAATTTCATCTACTGATACAGATGGAGACATTGTAATTGACCCAAATGGTACTGGGGAAATTGTTGTTCCAGATGATACATATTTAACTTTTGGTACAAGTAAGGATACTAAAATTAAATATGACGAAGCTACTGACGATAGACTAGAAGTAACTGGTGCTGATTGGAATTTTGCATCTGGTGTTGCAATCAGTGTTAGTGATAGTACTGCATCCACAGATACAACTTCTGGAGCTTTTGTTGTATCTGGTGGAGTTGGTATTGGAGGAAATCTAAATGTAGGTGGTTCCTTAAATTCTGGATCTTTAACTGTAATTGATTTTACAGCTTCTGGAGATTTAACAGTTCAAGGTGGAGATATTAATGTAATTGCAACCGCAACAAATATTAATATTAAAGATAATACTCCTAGTGCTCTTGCAATTAAAGAAGGTACTAATGAATATATTAAAATTGACACTACAGATGGTTTTGAATTAATTACATTAGGAACTTCAAATGTTGTTATTTCTAATGATTTGTCAGTTAATGGTGGAGATCTTACAACAAATCAAACTACATTTAATCTATTAAATGCAACTGCTACTACAGTAAATGCATTTGGTGCTGCAACCACTATTAACATTGGTACTTCTGCAACTACTACAGACTTTGGTGATTTAAAAATTAATGGATCTACTATTTTTGGAGATGAAAATGGTCAAACTATTACCTTTGATCCTTATCCTGCTGGTGGAGACGCTGGTGGTGATGTCGTTGTCAGGGGTAACTTTAAGGTAACTGGTACTACAACTACGGTAAATTCTACCGTAATGACAGTAAATGATCCAATCTTTACCTTAGGTGATGCTATCAGTGAAAAGGTACTAAAAAATTCTGCATCTAATGGTGCAACTACACTAACACTTGATAATACAACAGGTTTAAACACTGGCGATATTATCACTGGAGATGCAAATATTCCTGCAAATACTACAATTACAGTAGATAGTGCAACACAAGTAACATTAAGTGCTGCATTGACAGGTGGGATTGCAGCTGGAACTACTCTGACCTTCACTCAAGGTGCAGATGATAACATGGATCGTGGTATTGAATACAGATACTACAACGGAAGCCTTAAGACTGGATTCTTTGGTTATGATGAATCTGGAATCTCTGAGGATGTAACCACATATTATTTCACATATATTCCAGATGCAACAAATAGTGGAAACGTATTTACTGGAACAAGAGGTAGTGCATACTTCAAGACTGTAAAGCTTGATGATGGTGTTCTAAATGGTGTTGCATTCTTTGATCAGTATAAGAGACTAACTAGAACAGTAGCAGCAGGAACTTCTGATGCAACTACTTCTAATCAAATTTTAACTGTAGATGGATCTGGAGTTCCTGTTTGGACTACAACTCTTGACGGTGGAACCTACTGATAAATAATTAAAACCATGAGGTAATTATGAATCCAGATGAAGTAAACAATTTGTTGTCAGTCATGCAAAAGAAAATAAATGATCTGACATCTCAAAATATTATGCTTGAAGCTAAGGTAATTTACCTTAATAATATTGTAACTTCACTGCAAAAACAAGTTCCTGTGTCTGATGGAGGATCTTTCGGTGAATCTTCTGACACAGAAACTAAAGAACCAGTAAAATCTAGAAGGTCAGCATAATGGCAAAACCAAGTAGCAGAGTACAATTAAAAGAATATTGTCTTCGTAAACTTGGTAAGCCAGTGATTGAAATTAACGTGGACGATGATCAGATTGAAGATCTAATTGATGATACCATTCAACTCTTCAATGAAAGAGCATATAATGGTATGGAG